AGTTTTGGAGATTTAATGGTAGAGACAGCATGGGGACATTGCTACGGAGTAAACGATGTACTACAAGGAAAAGAGAATCCATGCTTTTATGCACTAGATCGTGATGCAAAGGGGCACAGAGTAAATCTAAATATTGTAGAAGAATAAAAAGAGTGTAAACAAAGGCACTTCCCACTATGGTATAATTATCTTAGATAAAACCATAGTCGGGAGGTGTCTTTTTTTGATTAATAACAAATTAAAGAATTGCTGTAACGATTGCGTGTACTGCGAGATCGTGACAGAGACAAAGAGAAGAGCTATCCCAGAGGATAAGACGGAAGTGGTACTTGTAAATATAAAGTGTAGTCATATGTGTGTATGCTACAGATATAGAGAGGAAGTGCAGAATGGAAGATAGAAGTATATGCTGTGCTGAATGTATGTATCTACTAGGAAGTAATACAAAGAACTACTATATGTGTGACGTAGGCAAGTATGACAGAATAGACAACGCATATCTATGCACCTGCGACAAATATAAAAGCAGGAATCCAAACACAAAAGAATATAAGAGATAATAACAGATCGTTAGAGGTGGTAAATTTCGTTGCAACCACGCACCCTATGGGTTAAAAGAGATGCAAGAGATGTGACTCTTGCCTAACGGTCTGTTTAAATATATATAAATCTAGAAAGGATGTGAGAAAATGAATCTAAATAGAATTATGCGAAAATTACAAAGAGCAATAGTATCAAACGGATTTGTAATAAGCTTAGACACAACACAATTCTATTCAGAGGACCAGAAACGAATGATAACAATGTACATCCTGTCTATAAAAGCATATGAGAATACAAGAAAAGGTTGGAGAAATACAAAGTACGAGATACTAAGGACAGCATCACAAGTGGACATAATTAAATGCTTGTCTGACATATGGGCAAGTATACGAGAAAGGAATGGGCAAATAAATGCGGAATGAACTTACACAGAAGCAAAGAACATTTGCTCATGCATGGATTAAAAACGGTGGGAATGATTATCAAGCCGCTATCGAAGCAGGATATTCCCCTGCAACAGCGAAGAACGCAAAAAAGAACATTATTGAAAAACATGGAGTAAAAGAATATATAGCAGAACTACAAGCCAAAACAGACAAAGAAAATGGCTATGATATTATGAGCCTTGCAGACATACAGCGGAGACGGTCAATGATCGCTACTGGTGCGTTGCAAGATTCCTTTGGATTTACGCCAGACTTCCCCGATCAGTTAAAAGCCATGAACGACTTAGAAAAGGCTTTGACAGTGCAGGCAAAGGAAGAGGAAGAAAAGAAAGCAAGAGAAGAAGCATTAAGAAATAAAACGTACCACATGGACCTTGATATAATCCCCGATGTGTTCCACCCGATGATAAGGGATGTTAGGAATCATGGACATACAGAATATGTATTGCCGGGAGGACGTGGCTCTGGTAAATCCTCAACAATCCCCAATATCATTACAGAGCTAATGAGAAACAACCATGACATCCATTGCCTTGTTGTGAGAAAAGTATATAACACTGTAAAGGATTCTGTATATGCTAAAACCAAATGGGCGATAACAAAACAGGAGTTCTCAGAAAAAGATTATAAATATACAAGCTCTCCGTATGAAATCACAATGAGAGACACAGGGCAAAAGATATTCTTTCGTGGTGCTGATGATAAAGATAAGATTAAGTCTATAGCACCAGAGTTTGGATATATAGGAATTGTCTGGTTTGAAGAATTAGATCAGTTTGCAGGACCAGAAGAAATCAGAAATATTGAGCAGTCCGCCATACGTGGTGGAGATAGTGCATGGATATTTAAGAGCTTTAACCCACCAAAGAGTGCTAATAACTGGGCAAACCAGTATTTGGAAGTACCGAAAGATAATCGTATGATCGTACGAAGTACATATCTGGATGTACCGAAAGAATGGTTAGGGCGGCCATTTATTGATGAAGCAGAGCATTTAAAAGCAATCAGACTAGAAGCTTATGAACATGAATATTTGGGTATTGCTAACGGTAACGGTGGGGCAGTCTTTGAGTATGTAGAAGTAAGAGAGATTACAGACGAAGAAATAGCACAGATGGACCGTATATATCAAGGTGTTGACTGGGGATGGTATCCAGATAAATACGCATTTACGAGGACATACTACGATGCGGCAAGAGAAACAATCTATCTTATAGACGAGCATTGTGTAAACAAGCGGTCAAACGAGCAAACAGCCGACTGGATAAAGAAAAAAGGCTATAACGATTATGCGATCGTTTGTGATAGTGCAGAGCCTAAATCTGTAGAGGACTATAGGAACTTAGGACTTGTAGCACAGGCAGCAGTTAAGGGTCCGGGGTCAGTTGAATACGGCATGAAATGGCTACAACGTAGGAAGATTGTAATTGACCCGAGGAGAACACCATACGCATACAAAGAAATCACAACGTATGAGTATGATAGAGACAAAGACGGTAATATAATAAGCGGATACCCAGACAGAGACAATCATGCTATTGATTCGTTGAGGTATGCATACAACAGAGTGATTATGAGGAGAGGAGAGAACGCATAATAATGATGAATCTAAAAGACGTAAGATGTGTAAAAATCGGAAGTGTGCTGTTACATGTAAATGACATTACAGAGATAGCATGGCACCATGGGATTGTAGAGATAACCGTAAACAGTGATCTAATGCAAGCAGACATAAAAAACAAATATAAAAAATGTCGAGCTTGTGACGGTGGAATAGATGGGTATATTTAGCAGAATGAAAGAGATATTAAGTGCCCTTTTTAGACAAAGGGCAAGAGACGATTTTAAAGTTAATACTGTAACATCTTTGGAAATGCAGAGGACAGTAGAAAAATGTATGTATATATATAAAGGTATGCCATACTGGTTAGATGATGATGAACATATCAAGACTGTTAATTTTGCAAAAGCTGTTTGCTCGGAAATGGGACGTCTTACAACATTGGCGATAGGAATAACTGTTGACGGTAGTGCAAGAGCTGACTGGTTACAGAAACAAATTAACAAGGTGCTTGGAGAGATAAGGCACTGGACAGAATTTGCGTGTGCATACGGTACCGTAATACTTAAACCAAACGGCAAGAGTGTAGACCTTATAACTCCTAAAGATTTTATTGTAACAGATGAGAGTAACGGAGAGATTCAAGGTATTGTGTTTATCAACAGGGAAGTGTCTGGGGATGGTAGAACATACTACACAAAACTTGAATATCATCGCTATATCGAAGATGTGTATCAGATAACTAATCGTTGTTATGCTTCTAAAGATGCAAATGATACAGGAAAGCCTATAGACATAGACGAGACACCTTGGAAAGGCGAACTTGAAGATGTAGGACTCACAAACTTAGATGGTAAACGATTATATGGAGTGTTGCGGACACCACAAGCAAATAGTGTAGATGAGGATTCAAGTCTTGGATTACCTATCTTCTATGATGCTATAGAAGAATTAAAGGATTTAGATATAGCATACAGCAGAAACGCAACAGAAATTTTTGATAGTAGGCGAATGGTCCTTATTGATTCTGACAGGCTCATGGAAAGTGGCACACCTGTGAAAGATATGCAGGCAGGTGTTGAACGAAGCAAGAAGCGTTTAAAATTACCAGAATACGTTAAAAACGTAAACGGGACTGGAATGGATGGATTTTATCAAGAAGTAAATCCATCCTTAAATACATCTGCAAGAATAGAGGGTATCAATGCATTGTTAAGTCAAATTGGATATAAATGCGGATTTTCCAATGGTTACTTTGTATTCAATGAAAAAACAGGTATACAAACAGCTACATGGGTAGAAGCAGATCAGCAGAGAACTATTCAGACGGTTAAGGATATGAGAGATAAATTACAAAAGTGCATGAATGAGTTAATAAATGCACTTAGTATATTTGCAGACTTATATCAATTATCCCCTGTTGGAACGTATGAAATAGTGTTTGACTTTGGGGATATTACATACAACGAAAATGAGGACCGATCAAGATGGTATAGCTTTACTGTTGCAGGAAAAGTCCCATTCTGGTATTACTTAGTCAAATTTGAGGGATTTAGCGAAGAAGAAGCGAAAGCATTAGTAGCAGAAGCACAGCCAAAAGAACCAACCCTTTTTGGTGCAAGCGGAGAGGAGTGAAAGCATGGGGAAGAACAGAATTGAAAAATATCTTGCATACCTTAGTGGCGAAGATGTAAAACTGCCCGAACCATTTACAAAACAAGAAAAGCTGTTGTACAACATCTGCGAAAAAGGAGTTACAGGCAGTACAGAAACAGACAAAACATTATCGCAAGAGGGCAAGCCTGCGGATGCGGCAGTAGTTGGGAAGATGCTAGATGCGGCACTAATGGTAAAAGACCCCGAAGAATAGGCGGTGGATTATGCTAACGCCAGATTACTTATGGTATGTGCCAGAGAAAGCAGAGAAGCAGGCAGAAGAACTGCATAATAAGATTGTATCCGTCATTATCGAACGAATGATGATAAGGCTAGGACGTGGGGAAGATTACCTTTTTACTCCTATTGACAAGTGGCAGATGGATGTATTGCAGGATGCAGGGTATATCTTGCAAGCGGTACAGGCAGAGATAGCACAAACGACAAAGATAAGTATTGCAGAGATCGCACGCACTATGAAAGAAGCAGGAATCAAGGCTCTTGAATGGGATGATACAATCTACAAGAAAGCAGGTCTTGAACCAACACCACTCGGGGAAAGTCCTTATCTACAGAGACTGTTGCAAAGGAATTATGAAAAGACCAAGGGAGAGATGTATAACTTTACTGGCACGATGCCGAACGCCTGTCATGATAATTACATTAAGGCAGTGGATAAAGCATATACACAGACTGCAAGCGGTACGACAGGGTACACACAAGCGGTTAAAGAAGCTGTTAATAACATTATAGACAAAGGGGCAGACGTAACTTATCCAAGTGGACGCAGAGACAGCATAGAGACAGCTACGGCAAGAGCAGTCCGTACTGGTGTAAGCCAGATGGCAGCAGATATTACAGACGCACGTATGGACGAGATGAACTGGGATATAATTCTCACGTCTGCACATTTAGGAGCAAGAATTGGAGACGGTGGAGACAACTTGACCAATCACTTCTGGTGGCAAGGCAAGTTTTACAGCAAAAGCGGTAATGACCAAAGATTTCCGCCTTTTTCGGTCTGCGGTATGGGAAACGTGCAGGGAATCCATGGGGCGAACTGCCGACATAGTCACGGTCCGGGGGATGGAATAAACAATCCGTTCGAGGACTTTGACAGCGAAGAGAATCGCAAGGAATACGAGAAACGGAAACGACAGAGAGAGCTTGAAAGACGTATCAGAAAGACGAAACGACAGTTAATCGGCATGAAAACGGCTGTGGATAATGCAAAGGACGAAGCCTTAAAGCACGATCTTGACATAGAGTATCAGAAAAAGGCGGCACTATTGCAGAAGCAGAACAAAGCCTACAATGATTACTGCAAAGAGAACAATCTTAAGAAGCAGAGCGAACGACTAAACACAGCAGATTGGAACAGGAGTCAAGCATCATCAGCACGAGGTGCAGCGACACGATACAACAATGCACGAGGTAAATAATGGATACTATAAACAAAATTATGGTAGCCTGTGGGTGGATTATAACAATTGGTAGTGCGATAGGAGTCTTATATACTGCCTATAAGCATTACAAGAAGCCTACGGACGATATGAAACATCGAATAGATCATATAGAGACAGATATTAAAGAAATTAAACAAAAGCTAAATAGTGACTACAGTGCTATTAATAATCAACGTGATGATATGAACCTAGTCATGAAAAGCATGTTTAATTTGATTGAGAACAAGATCACAGGAAACAACATCGAGGGTCTAAAAAAAACCAGAGACGATCTGATAAATGCGTTGACAACACACGACAAACAGTGAGGTGTTTGCTTTTGAAAGTATATGATTTTACCGTACCCGAACTAAATATGTTCCGTACGTATTGCAACTTCACAGATGTTGAAAGAACATTGTTCGAGTATCGGGCAAAGAATATACCACTAGAGAAATGTGCAGAGCTTATGAACGTAAGTCTGTCTACAGCAAAGAGAATCAGCAGGAGAGTTAATAACAAGATTATTAGAGTATGTTAAGGAGAACAGAATGGTAATTGACGGTATAAATTTTAAAGAGCTAAATATCACAAAAGATGGGGAACTGATTGCATCCATTACAGATGGAAAAGATGGGATCGTACACAAGGACGGCTATAGAGTACAACTTGTAGTGGAAGATGTCGGCATGTCGTTTGCAGAAGCATTTAAAAGAATGAAAGCAGGGCGTAAAGTAAAACTTCCATCGTGGGGTGGTTTCTGGTACTGGGATACAGAAAAAGAAACTATCATGATGCAGTGCAGAGACAAGGACAACGGAGAAAAAGGAGACTTATTAGATATTAGAGATACAAAAATGGTGGAATACACACTTAATAATATCTTATCTAACGAATGGCTAATCGCAGAATAAGGAGTGAAAACATGGCTAAATATGTAAAGAAACCTGTTGAGATAGAAGCAATCACGTTTGATGAGCTTATAAAAAATGAACATGGTAAACCAATAGAACTTGAATACAATGGATATATTATCAAAAGATATGATGATGATCGCTATATCATTCCAACATTAGAGGGAGATATGTTACTTGGAAAAGATGATATGCTTATAACTGGTGTGGACGGGGAAATCTACCCATGTAAGAAAGAAATCTTTGAAAAGACTTACGAAAAGGCGTAAAAAAGAGGGTATTGAAAAGGCAAAAATCCATGATACAATATAAATGTAATAAGTAATAAGTTGTTAAATAAATAATTATAAGATTTCCTTTTTAGTTTTAAATGATAGTTGCTTGTTTCGGAGATACTTTTTTCATGTTATAATACTTTAATCCTTTTTTTATTTTTGCTTATGCAATATAGTACGGTGGATTCCTAATGGAGTCCGTGGAAGTATAACTCAGTTGGTCAGAGTAGTCGGCTCATAACCGACCTGTCACAGGTTCGAGTCCTGTTGCTTCCATTTGCTCACTGTTGTGAGCATGAGAAATCATTTTTGAATTTCCTCAATTTTTTGGTTTAAATTTCATTTTTCAACACGACACCTTTTTTCATCAATTGGTGTTCCTCAATCTTATCCTTATTGTTCAAGCACCATGACCCCTATCATGGTGCTAATTTTTTAATTTAATATGATACTTTTATGAGACTTTAACGACCTGTTAGAGTCTCTTTTTTAATGCGATAATTTACACATAAAAGGGAGGTGGAAGAGTGAACGGATATAACTATAATCCTTATGCACCAATGTATCAGCAGGATACAATGCAGTTGCAGGATAGGCTAAATCAGTTACAGCAAATGCAACAGCAGTATAATAAACCGATGCAAGAACCAGTCAATCCAGTACCTACGCAAAACGTGAACTGGATACAAGTTGCAGGTATAGAGGGAGCAAAGAACCAGATTGTACAGCCAGGGGCTACAGCATGGATGATGGATAACAATGCACCTTTCTTTTATGTAAAGAGTGTAGATGGAATGGGCAGTGCAACTTTTAAGGTGTTTAGATTTGAAGAAATACCGCCAGAAGCCACGCAGACAGTCCCAAAACAGAACGTAAACTATGATAATAGATATGTTACAAGAACAGAGTTTGAAGAGCTTCTAGCAAAGCTAGGAGAGCAACCAGAGAAAGGAGAGTTAAGCAATGAGTAATCCTTTAATGAGCATGATAGGCGGTATGATGGGAAACAACAATCCTATGCAAATGGTACAGCAAGTAATGGGCATGGTAAGAGGGTCTAACAATCCGCAAACAATGGTTGAGAGTATGGCACAGACAAACCCTGCGATCAAGCAGGCAATGGAAATGTGCAAGGGAAAGAACCCACAGGAAGTATTTAATAACTTATGCCAACAGCAAGGCATGAATCCACAGGATATTGTGGATAAAGTAAATAAATAGATATTAAGCGGTGCACAGCTTGGTAAATAAATTATGGAGGACAACAACAATGAATGAAGCAATGGGACTCACTGCGGCAGATGTAGCGGCAGTGACAAGAAATGACGGATATGATAACGGCTTCGGCAACGGTGGTTGGTGGATTTGGATTATCTTAATTGCTTTCCTTTTCTGTGGTAACGGATGGGGAAGAAATAACGATACCGTAACGACCGCAGGCGAAAATGCTTTCTTATCCGATGAGTTTGTTAAGAGAGATATTTTCAATACAAACCAGAACGTATCTAATACAGCTTGTCAGACACAGAGAGACGTATTAGAAAGCAGATACACAACACAGTTAGGATTACAGCAGATGCAGGCACAACAGCAGGCTTGTTGCTGTGAAACACAGAAAGAAGTGTTACAGAACCGCTATGATGCGGCTTTAATGGCCCAGAATATGCAGGCACAGATGGCACAGTGTTGCTGTGATATTAAGGAAACAATCCTCGCAGACGGACAGGCTACACGCCAGTTGATGCAGGACAACACAATCCAGAATCTTAGAGATAAACTTGCGGACAGAGATAGAGACTTACAGTTATCTAACTTCCAGATTTCGCAGGTATCACAGACTAAGAACATTGTGGATGCTGTTAGACCATTCCCAACACCTGCATACATTACAGCAAGTCCTTATGTATCCTATAATGGGTATGCATACGGTGGTTGCAACTGCGGAAGTGTAAATGTGTAAATAAATCAAGCTTGTTGGAAGAATCCATATCTACTAAGTAGACTAGCAATATATTGACGATAGGGTGTCGGGTTCGGCATCCTATTTTTGTTTAGGAGGGAAAATTATGTTAAATGCGGTAAATGTAGCACAGCAGGATGTAAACAGTGGTGCAAACGTACTATTTGCGAATACACGATATAGTAGCAGACGTTGTACTTGTAATTATGGGTGGCTGAATCATGTAGAGGGGTCTGGTCTGTTTACGTTAACGAATAGATCGAACTGCCCTATGACTGTAGAGGTAGAATTTAACGGAAATGTATCCGCTAATGCAACAGGAGCAACGGCACTTGCTGTAGAGCTTAACGGAGAAGCTATTGGTGGAACAGAAATGGACTATACAGTAGCTACAGCGAACACATTTCAGAACGTGGGAGCAACAACGGTTGTAACTGTACCATCTTGCGGTAGCTTAATCGTAAGCATCGGAAATGTAGGAACAACAGCGGCAATAGTAAAAGATGCGAATATTATTATAAAGCGTATCTCTTAAGGAGGTGCGATCATGATTGAATTTACAAACAATCTTGAAGTAACAAAAACAGAAGATATCTTTGACGAGATCAACAAAAGATATGTAGCGGCTATGATGATACACGGTCAAATGGCAGACTATTTCAACTTCTTAGGTTTGAAAGGCTACAAAAGATTACATGAATACCAGTTTCTTACAGAAAGCTTGGAGAGACGTGAAGTATGCAGGTATTTTGTAGATCATCACGGCAAGCTTTTAAAAGATTCTTTTAGCGGTACTATAAAAGTGATTCCCGACTCTTGGTATACAGCCAGTAGACTAAGTATCGGAAAATCCACAAAGCAGAAAGCCGTAGAGGATGGCTTTATAGAGTATCACAACTGGGAGAAAGAGACAAAAGAAGCCTATGAGAAGTACGCACAGCAACTTAGAACAAACGGAAACGTATCGGATGCACTATTTGTAGAATGTCTGGTAAAAGACGTATCTAAAGAGTTAGAAACAGTTGAAAAGATGGTTACTGATCTAATCTCTGTAGGATACGACATGGTGTATATTACAGAGACACAGGACTGCATACATGAGAAATACAAAAAGAAGCTTAAGGGGGTCAAATTATGAGTGAAATCAAACATGTTCTTAAAGAACAGCTAGAAAGAGAAAAAAACTCAGCATTAAAACAGCTCACAACATCTAATCTTGATGCAATGTATAAGATTACAACAACATTATGCAATCTGGAAAAGATGGAGCATGGAGACATAGCGGAAACCGTCATGGATGCAGGAGAGAATCTTATTAAGAAGTACAGCAATGGCAAGTATGATAAAAATATAGATGCATTGTATGACAACTACTTAAGCGCTAAAATGGCATACAAAGAAAACGGAGATCAAGGACACCGTGATAAGCTTATGGAATCGGTCGGTAGATTGATGGTGGAAGTGTATGATATGCTTTCTTCTATGGTTATTGATTCCGACTTTATGGACGAGAGAAAAGAGATACAGCGACAGATAAAGAAACTTGCGGAAATGTAAAAAAAGAGGGTATTGAAACGGCATATTTTAGGGTTTACAATAAATATGTAGGAATTATGCAGATTTGCTACAGCCTCCTTGTAAGTACAGAGTTTTTTAAGCGTTTTTGATTACATGACGACAGGAAAAGAGTTCGAGTCTCGAGTGGGGTTCAAGTCCCCACATTTCTTTTACCTTGACTTAGGTATATAAGTCTTAATCCATTACCGCAGACATAGCGGTATACAAACAATGTAGGAGGATATATATGCAGAATTACGAACAGATTTTAGCAGAATTAGGAATCGAAATCCCAGAAGAGAAAAAGGCAGAGCTTAAAAAAAGACATGCCGAAAATTATAAGACTGTAGCTGATTATAATAAACAGGTAGAGAAAAAAGATGAATACAAAACATCTTTAGACGATGTACAGACCAGATTAGCAGAATTAGAGAAAGAAGATGTTGACGGTCTTAAGACTAAGATTACAACATTAACACAGGAGCTTGCAGACGAAAAAGAAGCAAGAGCAAAAGAAGCTAAGCAGACAGAGTTAAGAGACAAGGTAAAAGATTTCTTATCTGATAAAAAATTTGTAAATGCAATCACAGAAGACTCTATCCGTTCCCAGATGATTCAGAAGTTAGAAGAAGAGAATGGGAAAAATGCAGAAGATGTATTCAAGGAACTTACTACTAAAGATGGGAAACCAATTGAGAACATCTTGGTTGACGAAAAGAAAGCACCAGCTCCTAATATCCCAAGCTTTACGACTAAGTTCAACAGCGGAGAGCAGAAAAAGGGAACACAGAAGTTAAGGGAAATGTCTTTAGACGACAGAATGAAGCTTAAGGCAGAGGACCCAGACTACTATGCAACCTTATTAAACGACAGATAGATAATACCGACTCACAATATGGAAGTGAGCCGCTAACCTAAAATCCCTTAATAGTTGTAGGTAGATGGGACAAAGATAAGTCCTTATCTATTCTTATTTAGGGTAGAAAGGACTTTTTTTATGCCAAGAACAGGAAGATTTGGCGGTTTTGATTTTGACCCAGAGGTTTTTTCTGAGTTTATGTCAGAAAACCCAACATGGAACGATGCAATTATTGCATCTGGTGTGTTAGCACAGGACAATACAATCATGGATTTAATCGGAGAAAAAGGAAATGTCGCAACAATTCCATTCTATACACCGATTGATGAACAGGACTCACAGGCTTTAAACAACGATGGAGAAACAGACAATACACCTGTTGAAATCACAGGAAAGAAACAGACTTGTATGTTAATCCAGAGAATGAAAGCTTGGAAAGCAAAAGACTTTACAAAAGAGTTAACAGGTGCAGAGCCTATGACTCATGTTGCAAACTCTGTTGCAAGCTTTTATAAGCAGGTAAGAACACGTGACTTAATGACTACAGTTGATACAGTTTTAAGCCTGTCTGGTATGGAAAACCATATTACAGACTTATCTTTAACTGGCGAGGGCACTGTAGGAGATGCAAACAAAATTGATGATACAACACTTATCTTCGCACAGCAGAAAGCTTTAGGAGATTCCGCTGACAAGATGGGATTACTTGTATTAAACTCTTACATCTACGCAAAGTACAAAGCAATGGGACTTGTTGACTACAACAAATACACTATTGCTAACGCAGTAGAAAGAGAAGTAAATCTTCCTACAATCGGTGGATTTATCCCACTGGTAACAGACAGATTTACAGTTGATACAACAGGAACAAACCCAGTATACAAAACTTATATGCTTGGTACAGGTTCAGTATTGACTTGTGATAAGACAAATTATGAAAATCCTTATTATACAGACTATGACCCAGAAACATCTGCCGGTATTGAAAAGCTGTATACAAAACAGGGTTATGTATTACATCCTAACGGATTTTCTATTAATGCTAACAAGATTGCAAAAGAGTCTCCTACAAATGCAGAGTTAGGAACTAAAGGAAACTGGTCTTTAGCATTTAACCAGAAGAATATCCGCATGGGTGTTATTAAATCCAACGGATAAAAAGGAGTGATTTCATGGCAAAATATGTTGACTATGAATATTACAAAACCCTTTTTGGAGAGAAAGCAATCCCAGAAGCAGACTTTAATCGTCTGGTCTGGGATTCTTGCAAGAAGATAGATAATGCCACGACTGGTGTTGACAATGTGAAGAAACTTAAGATTGCTTTTCCAAAAGATGAAGATGATGCAGAAGCAGTTAAAAGATGTGTTTGCGAACTTCTGTCAATCACATATAAGATTGAACAGGCAGAAACGAGAGTTGAAGCATCACAGGGTTATATCACATTAGAAGATGGAACTGTGATGAGTAAGCAGGTAGCATCTAAGAGTGCAGGAAACGAGAGTATAAGCTATGTGACTTCCAGTAACGCAGGTACGGCTACATTGATAGATAAGTGTCTAGCGGATAAGGAAGCACAGAAGCAACTATACGATGATAAGATAAGAGATTATCTGTCTGGCATAACTGATGCTAACGGAGTTAACTTGCTGTACATGGGAATATATCCAAGATAAAAAAACGGAGGGATACGATGTATAACGATACAATCACACTTTTTAATAGGTATGAAAGTAAATTAGGAGATACATGGTATCCCTCTATTTTGCATAATACGAACCTAAACATGGATAAAGCAAGCATCGTTGCAAAGTACGGTTCTGAATCACAGGACAATGCTATATTAAACGTGCAGTATAGCCTAAAAAGTGGTCAAAAGATGGTAGGGAGTAAATTATGGCTACCGCCTAAAGAATGGCGTAAACAGACGAATGATAAGCTGTCAGAAGCACTTACATTTAGTTCTAAGGCGAATAGTTTTGATTTCTTTATCGTTGGCGAATGGGAGAATGAAGAACCGATTGCAGAGGATGATTATATTGACGGATTCTACGAAGAGATGAAACTTAAGTATGATTATGTCTTTGCAATAACTGGAAGTGCCTTTTACGACATAATCCCGCATTTTGAAGTAATGGCTAAGTAGGTGGTTATATATGGCTAAGAAGAAATTAGGAAATGTTAATGTGAATACACAAAACATGAGAGCTAATATCAGTCTGGCGAGATTCGATGAACAAATACAAAGTGCTCAATTTTGGCTAGATAGTCAAGTTATGACCGATATGGTCCCTTATATGCCACACGAAACAGGTACGTTTATAAATGTGACAAGGGCAAAAAGTGCTTCTCTTGCAGGTACTGGAATGGTGTGTGCAGGTACTGGACCGATGGGACGTTTCTTGTACTATGGTAAAGGCATGGTTGACGAATTAACAGGGTCTCCATGGGCGAGAAAAGGTGCTAAGAAAGTATTAGTCACTGAATTTGCAGGACATACCAATGCAAAAGTTGACTTAAGCTACCAGAATCCAAAAGCGACTCCAAAATGGTTTGAAACAGCAAAGAAGAATCACGGTAAAGCATGGGTTACTCATGTTAAAAATCAGGCAGGAGGAAGTTGATGGCAGAAGAAAAGAAACTAGTCAAGTATGACATTGATGGTTTTGACGTGATCACAACAGCATTACAAGAACTGGTAAATCAATTCCCAGAATTAAGAGAGGGAGACGAAATTGCATTTTCTACATTAGATGATGCAAGCGGAAAAGCAATGTTCCCAGTAAGCGGTGCAGTGATTGAATCAGAAAAAGAGAGTATCACTGGTCACATCACACAGGTTTGTCTGTATCCATTTTGTGTGATCTACCGTATAAGCGGTGCTAATGCAAAACGTAAGGCAGACACGAAAGAGTGGTTGGATAACCTTGGTAAATGGTTGGAAAAGCAAACAATCACAATTAAAAACAACACATATAAACTAGAAGAATATCCAGTGTTGACAGGCAATCGAAAGTTTTTAACGATTGACAGACAGACACCTGCATATTTGGACAGTATAAACGAAAACAAGTCTGAGAATTGGGCTATCAATATTTCTGCCCGATATCAAAACGACTTTGATAGATAAATTAACTATTAACTGGTCTACGACAGGATGTAGATCACTGACCTTGAAAAGATAAAGGAGAATCATAATGGCAGTTACAACAGGTAAAATTGACCGTAAGTATATGGCTCATTTCTTAGATGCAGGCTCTTTGTGCGGTGGTAAAACACCATCCTATGAACGTCTTGGAAAAGACTTAGAAGAGTACAATGTCGAACTTAATCCAGATACAGAAACAAGTAAAAATATTATCGGAGAATCTACATTCAAACACAACGGATATGAGGTTTCTTCAGAAGCCGACCCTTATTATGCAGAAGCTGACAGCACATTAAGCCAGAAGTTGCAGGATATCATTGATAATCGTTACAAAGACGATAATCTGAAAACTACCGCAGTAGAAGTACACCTATGGAAAGAAGCAACAAGCGGAGCTTATGAAGCATACGCAGAAGATTGTTATGTGGTCCCTACATCCTACGGTGGAGACACAAGTGGTTACCAGATTCCGTTTACTGTTAACTATGCAGGAAACAGAAGAAAAGGTACATACAACGTAGAATCTGGAACATTTACAGAAAGTGCTACACAGGATTTAAAAAACAACGACAAAGCAGTTTTATCATAAGGAGTGCAGGATATGGAAGAACTTAGACGAAAGGTCAAAACTGGGGCGTTAAATGTCGTTCTGACAAATGAAAATGACGAGGAAATCGGTAGATTCCCATTCAATCCAGTAGACCTAAATATCGTAAGAAGATACGAAGAAGTTGTTGCTAATTTGGAGAAGATGGAACTTCCAGAAGATGCTACAGAGCAGGATATATTGGAACTTTCCGACAAATTAGAGGGGCAGATTGATTACTTGCTTAACTCTAAAGCTTCTAAATCTGTATTTGCTATCTGTAATCCGCTGACATTGACAGAAAACGGAGATTTCTTCATCGAGAACATTATCGTTGAGATCGCAGATATTATTGAGCAGGTAACAGATCAGCGAATTAAGAAGAAACAGGCGAAAATTAAAAGAGCAACTTCTAAATATCACAAATAAATGGAAGTCTGGGAACTTCCAACATCCATAGTAGTTGGTGGCATTAAGTACGATATTCGTACAGATTTTCGAGCAATTTTGGATATATTAAAGACTTTTAATGATCCAGAGTTTGAGAACGATGAAAAGTGGATTGTTGCTCTTACCATTTTATACATTGATTTTGACGAAATGCCACCGCAGGACTATGAAGAAGCAAGAGAAAAAGCCATCGAATTTATTGACATGGGTATAAAAGACGATGGGAAGAAAAAACCGCACACAATGGACTGGGAACAGGACGGTGCGGTTATTATTCCATCGGTTAATAGGGTCTTAGGAAAAGAAATCAGAGCCATGCAATATCTTCATTGGTGGACTTTTTTGGGAGCTTATATGGAAATCGGAGAATCCTTGTTTTCACAGATTCTTAATATTCGCATGAAGAAAGCGAAAAGAAAGAAACTTGATGACTGGGAACGTGATTTCTACAAAGAGAACAAGAATCTTATTGATTTAGACGTTAAATACACCGAAGAAGAACAGGCAGAAAGAGACAGACTTAACGCACTTCTTAATGGACAGAAAGGGGTGTGATTAAATGGCTACACAAAAAGCGGATGGAAGTATTTATATCAAAACAGAGATTGATACAACCGAAGCAAAAGCAAGTGTGAAAGAAATTGCATCCCTTTTAAAACGTTTATCCAATCAAGTAAAAACCATTGGAAAATCAATGGAAAAAGCCATGAGTGGCGGTATAAAAGCACCAGATACAAAAGGCATGGACGTTGTCGAAGAAAAAGCAAAGACCGTGGCTGAGGAACTGGAAAAGACCACACAGGCAGAAAAGAAACTTGATAACATAGACATTAAAACGACTGCACTTGATACGTTAGATAAAGCAATAGAAACCACAGGACAGAAACTTGCAGAGTTGGAAAAAGCACAGATGGATGTATTTAACAGAAATCAGAGTGCTACTTCTTCCCCTGCATTTCAAGCAATGGAGAGTGCCGCTTCTAAATTAGATCAGCAATATGAACAGTTGATTGCAAAAAAGAAGCAGTTAGAAACATCTACAAACACTGGACTGCCTAAGACTGGAAAGCTGACAGGTGGAACAGGTCTGGCAAGTGAGGAAAGTGCTAACGCATTAGCTAAACTTAATGCAGAGATCACAGGCACAGAAACAAAGGTAGAACTGTTAAATAACAGCTTGGAGCAAACAGCACAGGAACAACAAAAGATAAGTGACAGCTCTATCAATACTACAGCTTATCAGATTCTTGAGCAGACACTACAGCAGGTAGAATCACAGTTTAATCAAGTTGCACAGACTCAGCAAGAGTTGTTCGCAAGGAATCAGAGTGTTACTTCATCTCCTGCTTTTATGGCATTAGAGAGTGCGGCAGAGAAGCTTGGTCGGCAGTATGATTCATTACTTGCTAAGAAACGGCAGTTAGAAAGCGGTGGGGGAGCAGTACAAAAACCTGCGATCAAGACAGCCCCTATGACTGGTGCATATTCTGCCACGGCATCTAGTGCAAGTCAAAAAGCTTTGGATGCCTTAAACAAAGAAATAACACAGACAGATGCAAAAGAAAAAGAACTTGTTAACACAAATAGTAGGCTCGGTTCATCATTCAAGAATGTTAGTCAGTCAGCGGACAGTGCTAAGACTAAAACAGGCGGTATTTCATCTATTTTTAGCAGAATGGGTGGAGTAGTATCTGGACTTGGAAAACGTCTTGCAGGACTGGCACAGAACTTCACAAGCACAACAAACAGTGCTAATAATGCAAGATTTTCTATTGGTCGAATGGTCGGTATGAGTATATTATATTCTACCGTTTTTGGAATGATTTCTAAAGTTAACAGTGGAATCATGACAGGCATCAATAACCTTGCACAATATTCGTCTGCTACTAATGCTTCGATATCTTCTATGATGTCGGCATTAACACAGCTACAGAACAGTTTAGCAACAGCATTTGCACCAATACTGTCTGTAGTAGCACCTATATTAACGGCATTTATAAATATGCTGTCAAGAGCGATTACTTATGTAGGTATGTTCATAGCAGCACTGACAGGACAGAAATCTTTTACAAAAGCAAAAGCTGTACAAGAAGATTATGCTGCATCGTTGCAAAAGACTTCTAAGAGTTCTAATAGTGCAGCGAAGTCTACAAAGAAAAACGCAAATGCAACAAAAAAAGCAAATAAAGAGATGCAGACATATCTTTCTGGTCTGGACGAAATCAGACAGTATCAGAAAGAAAAAGACAATACACCTAGTTCAAACTCAACGCCATCAACAGGTGGCGGAGGTGGTGGCGGATACACGGGACCATCAATTGGAGATATGTTTGAGAAAGTTCCTATTGAATCTTCTATTGCGGACATTGCTAAGAAGATTAAGAACCTCATAAAAAAAGAGGACTGGGAGGGACTTGGAACTTACATTGCATCTGGCATCAATAAAGGATTGCAAAAAATCTATGATGCTATCAATTGGAATAATGTAGGTCCGAAGATTACATATTTTGTGAACGCATTTACACGGACATTCAATAGTCTTGTTGATCACATAGACTGGGATTTAATGGGACGTACTGTAGGTGCAGGTATTAATACAATTGTCAACACACTGAATCTGTTGATAGAGGGAATCAATTGGAAAAATCTTGGTTCAAAAATTGCAACAGGTATCAACGGCTTATTCAATGAAGTGAATTGGAATAATGTTGGGCGGTTGTTTGCGAATAAAATAAATGTTCCGTTTCAAATGTTAGAGGGAGCTGTAAATACTCTTAACTGGGCAAAAATAGGAACGTCAATAGGTGGATTTTTGAATGGTGCGATCAACCAGATAGATGTTAAGTCTATTGGTACAAGCTTATCTGGATTAGCATTAGGAATATTAACAACATTAGATAATGCACTTACTACAACAAACTGGTCACAGCTTGGCACAAAATTAGCAACATTATTAACATCTATTGATTGGGTTGGAATATTTGTTAGTGCAATATCTGTTGCAGGAAAAGCAATCACGGCATTAACACAGCTTGGTGTGTCTTTTATGGATAACTTGGCAAAAGGTATTACAAATGGGACACAGCAGTTTATTAGTAAGGGATTATCAGCATTGACGAGTTTTACTGCAAACTTAAGAAGAAATGCAGGAAAATTAGTAGATTCTGGTCTAAATCTTATGTTGAATCTTGCAAAAGGTATTGCTAATTCACTTCCAGACATAATCAAAAATGTTCCACAGATTGTTAGCAATATTGCAAATACAATCAATGACAATGCACCTAAAATATTGATGGCAGGCATACAACTTATTGGGATATTGATTAAAGGATTGATTCAAGCAATCCCTACTCTTATTGCGAGTATTCCACAAATTATAGTAGCTATGGTTAATGTATTTACAGCGTATAACTGGTTATCACTTGGTAAAAGTTTAATTACAGGTATTAAAAACGGTATTGTAGCTGCAAAAAGTACAGCAGTTGAAGCTATGACAAATACATATAATGGGTTGCTTAATGCGATAAAGAATTTGCCATCTAAACTTAAAGGACTTGGAGAGAATGGACTTAAGGAGATGGGGAACGGAATTACTGGAAAATTATCCGGATTAAAAACAACGGCAGGGAAAATATTGACCAATATCATAGAAGCGGTTAAAAATCTTCCTAAAGAATTATCAAAAAAAGCTACATCTGCGATAAGGGATATGAAAACTACATTTAAAAATGTCGATTGGGGCAGCGTTGGAATGAATGTAGTAAAAGGTATTGCAAAAGGTGTTGGAGATTTTGCATGGATTTTGGTTGATAAAATGACAGGTCTTGCACAAAAGGCGTGGGAGGGTGTGAAAGATTTCTTTGGAATCCATTCTCCATCAAGACTTATGAGAGATACGATAGGTAAGATGATTCCTGCCGGTATTACAGTAGGTTTGGAAAAAGCTTTTCCAGATACACTCAAAACCCTTATGAATCAGTCTGAACAGTTGGCAAATGTACCGTTCAGAACACCAGAGATTGCTACAGGTAAGATAATACCTGCGAAAGCATCCGCAGTGATCGCACAAAAGCAGAACAGCACAAACAGTAACAATAATGACGTACTTAATTTACTTGAACAGCTATTATCTGTTACGAAGTCCTTAGAATCAGACAACAGCGGTAACAATGGTGGGGATTATCATTTCACAGCACAGATTAACCGCAGGACGTTGTTTGATGAATTTATCGAAGAAGCAAAACTAAGACAAATGAGTAATGGTAGAAATCCATTCAGCCTTGCGTAGAAAGGAGTAAAAAATGGCACAGGATTATATAAAAATCAATAATAAAAAAGTCTGGCAACCAGATTCAGACACAGCCGTAGCTTTTGAAACTACCTATACGCAAGGTAGCACGAGGGCACAGTCTGGTAAAGGAAAGTTTACCCCGATGTTCACAGTAGAGCGATTTACATACAGTGCATCGGATGTGCCAATGTCTAAGGTTACGGAAATATTAGAAATGGTGGCACGTGGTAAATCTTTTGATTTACATTATTTTTCTGTATTTTACGGAGAGTGGAGAACAGCAAAGTTTTATGTCGGACAGGTATCGGACATTAAGATAAAAACACTTAAAAATAACCATGAAAAAGTATCAAGTATATCTTTCAATATGCAGGGGGTTAACCCGATATGATAAATGTAAGTGATGAATTTAAACAGCTAATGACAGAACGACAAAATTTTAAATGCAATGCAGAAGTAACGCTTGCGAATGGAACTGTACTGCCATTAGGAGAAGATGATTTTTCAATAGATAATAATAGTCTGGTCGATGCGGCAGGTGCTAACACCATTCCTTTAGGTGTTGCACTCAGCCGTAATGTACAATTAGAAATTATGAATGACGATGATCACTTGTCTAATTATGATTTCTTCGGAGCAAAAATCCGATTGTATCTTACGTTTGAATTATCATCTACAACCGAAAAAATTGAATACGGTACATTTACTGTTACACAGCCAGAAACATACGGAAATGTAGTTACGATTGTTGGACATGATGATATGTACAAGGCTGATAAGTCATACAGCACATCGTTGACATTCCCTGCGACAGCAAAGAGTGTGTTAATTGATAGCTGTGATACCTGCGGTATCTTGATTGGAAATAGTAACTTTTTACATAACGATTTCCAGATACCAACCATGCCATCTAGTGAGTATACACACCGACAGATTATAGGATTTATTGCAATGATTGCCTGCGGAAATGCAAGAATTGACCGCACAGGGCGATTACAGATAATGACCTATGATTTTGATTATGATAGTGAGAATATTCATAAATTGGTTGATTACAATAATCTGACAAGTGATACGAACGATGTGCAGGTAACAGGCGTACGAATGACACAAAAGGTTACTACAACCGATGATGATGGCAATACAAGTGACACAGAAAAAACGGTACAAGTTGGTAAAGATGGTTATGTTTTATCTGTAGAGAACCCACTTGTAACAGGGCATGAAGAGACACTTATTTCGTGGATTTATGAAAAGTTTGAAAATGTGACTTTTAGAGCTTTTACGATGGACTATATATCTTATCCAATAGCAGAGTTTATGGATAAGATTAAAGTTACAGATTGGAGAGAAAATAGCTTCTATTCTGTATTAACAGATGTAAACTTTGTATTCTTCGGATATACAACATTAAAGAATAGTGCAGAATCTCCATTGCGTAACCAGAGCAACTACACATCAAGTAATCAAAAAGCGATCATACAAGGGAAACAGTTAGTTGAGCAGGAAAGAAATAACCGTCAAAATGCTGTAGATAAGATGCAAGAAGCATTAAAAAATAGTAACGGAATGTATTCAACACAGGAAGTGCTATTGGATGGTTCAACTATATATTATCTCCATGATAAACCGACAATAAAAGAATCAAAGAATGTTATCAAATTGACAGCAGATGTTATTGGATTTTCTATCGATGGAGGTAAGACATATCCTTATGGATTCACGATCACTGGGGAAATGGTGGCAAGATTGCTTTATGTAGAGGGAATCAATGCAGATTATATCAACACTGGTGCATTAACAGTCAAAGATAAGTCTGGAAACATTATCTTCTATGCAGATATGGAGACTGGTACTGTAAAGATTTCTGGGGACAACGTCACGATTGGTGGCAAAACAGCACCAGAAGCAATTAGTGATGCTGTGAAAGAATCTAAGAACTACGCAGATGGTAAAGTATCAGATTTTGCAGAAACAGTTACAAAAAGTGTAGCGGACCTACAGAACCAGATAGACGGACAAATTGAGACGTTCTACTACGATTACGAACCAACATTAAAAAATATCCCTGCTTCTGACTGGACAACAGAAGATGATAAAAAGAAGCATGAGGGAGACTTATTTTATTGGAAATCTAAAGGATATGCCTACAGATTCTTCAAAGATGGCGACACATGGAAGTGGCAGTTAGTACAAGACACGGACGTTACAAAAGCATTAAGGACAGCATCTTTCGCACAGTCCACAGCAGACAGTAAATGTCGTGTATTTTTGACACAGCCTACACCACCTTATGATACTGGCGATATGTGGAATCAAGGACAGAACGGAGACATCCTTACTTGCGTTGTAGCAAGGGGAGAGGGTGCAAGTTATGTGGAAACCGACTGGCAGAAGCTTAATAAATACACAGATGATGAGACTGCTAACAAGGCACTGGAAGAAGCGAGAAAATCTCGTGCAATGATTATCAATCTGGACAACGATTATCAAGCAATCACGACAGATTATAAGGGAGAATATACATCATTTCCAGAGTGCCACACGACAGCACAGGTATTGTACGGTCATACCGACATATCAAACGACTGTACTTATAATGTGCAAAAGTCGGGTGGTGTTGTAGGCTCTTGGAACAGCTCAACACACACCTACACTGTAACAGCATTAACAACAGATGTTGGATGGGTGGATATTACAGCTAATTACCTTAATACTTATTCTGTCACGAAACGATTTGACATTGCTAAATTAAAAGGTGGTATCCCCGGAGAAACAGGTGCTACTGGTCCACAGGGGGAAAAGGGAGCAACAGGTCCACAGGGACCACAAGGAGAAAAGGGAGAAAAGGGCAATCAAGGAAGTGCAGGAAGAACGTATTTCATGGAAACATCGTCAAGCATTGTGAAAATGTCCGCAGATAACACGATCGTGCCTAACTATATTACATTGTCTGGTTATTACCGTGACGGTACAGCAACAGCACGTACAGCCTATAAATGTAGATTCAAAATTGAAGAAACAACAGACGGAGATACATACACGACCGTTTATACTTCATCCTCAGATGAAACGGACATTACTCACGCACTGTACTCTGTACTAGCGAGTGGTTCAAGCGGTATCACAGCAAGCGGTTCAAGTGGTATCGGTATCTCAAGAAATCTTACAGCGTTAAGGTGTACGATGTATGCCGCAGGTGGATTTTCACAGGTGTTGGATATTGAGACAATTCCAGTAGCCATTGACGTAGATGCACTGACTCACGAAGATATATTCAATCTGCTGACCAACGACGGAGCATGGCAAGGTATTTATCGTGGGTCTGACGGTAAGTTGTATATCAATTTTACTTATGCTAGAGGTGGAACATTAAATCTTGGTGGAAAAGCAAACACGTACGGTAATGGACAAATGCACGTTTATGATGCAAATGACAATGAAATTGTTGACATAAACACGAAAGGGATAGTCGTAACGCATTATATATCAGGCATGGGAGAAAAGCCAATATCATATGTGTGTATAACACCAGACGTGTTCGGTGGTATATATTTATCTGAAAACAAGGATGGAACTGGTGCATGTGCGATTTTGTCCCCAGATGAGATTGTATTAAAAAATAACAGCAGTGGACCAATTACAGTACAGACAGACATAACAATGCATATGACGGATGAATCACTTTATCTTGGGTCGGTAAGTGAATATAAATTTCATTTTGGAAAAGAAAGATCAAGTTTTTATCAGCCAGTTACTATTGGCGGAAGTTTGTCTGTTGCCGGAGAAAAAAACAGAATAATAGATACAGAAAATTATGATACAAGAAAGCAGTATTGTTATGAAACAGCAACCCCATATTTTGGAGACATTGGAACGGCACAAACTGATGATAAAGGAAAGTGTTACATCGACATTGACGATATATTTTCAGAGACAGTAAACACAGGTGTTGAGTACCAAGTATTCTTGCAGAAAGAGGGGCAAGGCGATTTATGGGTAGAAGAAAAGACCGATAGTTACTTTGTCGTTCGAGGCACTGAAAACCTTAAATTTTCGTGGGAAATCAAAGCAATTCAGAGAGATTACGAATTTGAACGACTTGAAAAATTCGATAACTCAGAAAAAGAAGAAGTGATTGACTATGAGAAAGAATATATGGAAGAAATCAACGATTTAATTAAAGAGCAGGAGGAAATTTTAAATGAAACAGTTGAGTAGTTTTATGGTATTAAATATTGACGGTGGAGACAGAGTATCATACACATACAATGAGATTGACGATAACACAGGAGAACCATTGTCACAGAATAAAAAAGAAAATTTCTGGGTAGTAGATAAAGAACTTAAAAAGCACATTGATGCTATCAGAAGCTACGTCAGAGAAAACAAGTTGAATTAAGGAGTGATGTTATGGCAATTAATATACCTTTAGTACATATCTCAGATTTAACAGAGAAAAAGACAATATCAGATGATGATTACATGCTTACTGGTGGGAGTACCGCCAGTAAGGTTAAGTGGTCAACGATCGTGTCTCTGATAAAAACTAAATTAGGGATTGGAAATATAGAAAACGATATAAGTAAAATACAATCAGATATTTCTACGTTAAATAGTGATTTAACCAATAAATTACGCAATATAGTAATTAAAACAAGTGGAAGTGGTACGAGCATATCTGTAACCATATCAAATTACGATAATTTAAAGTCAAAAAGTGACAAAATCGCAC